TTATTTAATCCTGCTGATACCATCTGATTACCAGATGATAGATTTATATTATCATAAACAAAGTCTTCTACTAAACATTGTAACGATTCTAATTTACCTGCATATCTAAAAAAACCATTCTCTGACATCCAATACGCAGCACCATCTACTTCAACACATGCATTTTGTCCTGCTAATCCACAGTTAGTTCCAACCTGTGCAAACGCAAAAGTAAAAGGAGCTCCAACAAAACGTTGTGTAAATAATGCTGTATCGGTCCAAACATAAATTGCATCTCTACCTCTGATCGCTCCTCTAATTTGTGACCCGTCAGCTAGTCTTTGTGTACCAGCTGTATTAGTTGCTGTAGGTGTATATGTGTTTATATCCTCTTGGTCTGAGAATCTTATAAACATATCGTCTTGTGTTGTAGTATCTCCAATGGTTGTCTCTGTTCCAAAGAATACTAAGTGACGATCCGGTGTAGATACTATCATATGTCTTGATGCAGTTGGTGCACCTGATATAATTGTTGCTCTAGTATTCTCTGCATTTGATGCAGCAGAATTCCATTCAAATACAGCACTATCGTGAATCAAACAAATAGCTTTGTCACCAAAATTATCTAAAGACCACATACCAGGTTCTAATACTAAGTCACCAGATGCAGCCTCTCCCCATGCTACAAAGTTTGTTGTGCTTGTGACTGTTGCTCCACCACTATGAGCTGCAGCAGTGGTTCCTCTCACACCCCTTGTAACACCTGTAAGTTCACTACCAGATATGCCTGTGTATGATATTTCTTCGTTATCTATTTTAATAAAGTTTGTACCACTATCTGGGAACTGTGATACGTCGCCTAATATAATTCCTGTGGTTACAGAACTGTTAATACCGTTAGTTAGTGTAGTAGCCGGTTCTCCTATTACCTCACCACCCCAAGTTCCAAGTGACCAACCAAAACCTCTTGCCTGTACTGCTGGTCCTACAGGATAATAATGTTGTACTCTTATACCACCTGATGTTGTTGCACCAGATCCTGATTCATTTGATGGCATTGTAACTGTAATAGTTGTGCTTGTTGGCACGGTAGTCACCATAAATTTTTTATCGTTAAAATCAGATGCTGCAAAATTAGAATTAGTAATAGAACTAAAATTATCTAATAATACAATATCTTGTTCTCCAATATTGTGAGGACTAGAAAAAGTTATAGTAACAGTTGATGATCCGTTAGTAGTGGTAAATGCACTTGTAAGAGTGTTTGTAGATTTAATTGGATGTATATCATAAAACACACCACCTGAGTATGCATATAAAATTCTATTTGTTCCAATGATTGCGTATTTTCTAGCTTTACTATTTACAAAATGATGAAGGCCTCTTCCAGCCCCTGTTAGTTTATCGTCACCAAGCTGTTTCCAACCACCTATTTTTTCAGGTGAACCATATCTAAATCTAACATTATCACAATCTACCCATTGACCTTCAGCTGTGGTCTCTGTAATTTGTTTATTAATTCCAGGTAGAAACCCTATTTTTTGTAGCATACGACTCCATTATAATACTATTTTACAAATGCTGGTAGACCTAGTTTTGGTCTGCCATCAAACATGTTTTTATTAGCAAATGGGCCATTTACATGATTATAATGTAGAAATACCTGACCGCAAATGTCGCCCTCAAACGGCTCTCGCCAATGTTCAAGTTCACAGCCACTATATACTAGCATATCACCTACTTCAAGCAAGACTTTTGTGCCTTTGGGTGCATCAGGCTTATGTATGTTCTTACGCTCGTCTATGACGTTGTCAGACCCCGTGCCATCGATAAATATGGGCCACGGAGCTCCACCGAGATTTATTGTAGTAGATATCTCACAACTAGGTCTATCTTTATGTCTTTTTAAGATGTCTCCTTTTTTATATAATCTTGCATATGAATAAGTTGGTATTAATTGTAATCCTGTTTCTTTTTGCATTCTAGGTAATACTTTCATTAATAATGTTTCCATAACCATATCAGAATAATGAGAATATGTATTAGGAACCTGTTGATCTGTCCAAGTGCCAAACATACCATTATCATATATAATATTATGTTTATACATAAACTCAACAGCATCTCGTTTTAATAAAAAATAATTAAATATAAAATTAGCTAGCTCAAAAGATACTGCGTTTTTTATAACTTGATATTTAAACATTAAATCCCTTCTGTAAAAAATTAAAACTAACAGATATCCTTATATCATTGCTTTTGTTTGGTTGAACAGAGTGCCATAACCAAGATGGAAACATTATTATTCTACCTTCTAATGGATCTACATGAACTTCTTTCCATAAATGTGATGGTGGTCTACCTTCTTTTCTTCTCGGCATTACCATATGAGCTCCTGTTTTTGGTTCATTAAAAATAATTTTACCTGAGTCTTTTGGTGCTTTAATATAATACACACCACTAAAGTGACTATTAGGATGGATGTGAGGCATGTTATATCCACCTGGTGGATTTATATTTGCCCACATATTTCCCATAACTGCTCCACCTTCTAACCATTCTTCTGCAAATACTTGTTCTTGCATTATACATAATTCGTCTACTAAAGGTTTAAATACTGGTATCTCATGCATGTTTGTTTGACTATGCCAACCATTTACATTAGTTCTATTTACACCATTATCTTTTTTAGACCATTCAATAACTTCTCGTTCAAATAATCTATTATCTAGATTAACATCTTTAGCATATATAATAGTTGGAAAATACGAAGCCTTAATCATTTAAATGGTGTGCCTCCAAACCACATTACTAAAGATTTTCTATTACCACGTGTTACAGGTGCAACTCTGTGTCTAACAAATGATGCAAAAAATATTGCATGTCCTTGTTTTAATTTTGCAGCTTTACCTTCTTTTATTAATTCTAAGTCACCACCTTCAAATTCATATTCAGGTGATAATAAACAAGTCATAGATATTTTTCTAACTGGTGGTTCGTTTTGACAATTAACATCATTATCTGTATGCCAATCATAAAACCCACCTTCTGGATATTCTGTGTATTGTGCCATCTCAGTGATTTGCATTCCATCAAAACCAAAATGATTACCATTTGTTTGTTTCATAATTTTTTCAAGAGTTTTATACATCTCTGTCATTTTTTTAAATGGTATCCAACTTATGTGTGAGGTTCTTGTTTTGGTATCTATCTTTCCTTGTTTTTTATCTGCATGTCCAACCGATGCCGTGACTCTAGGTTCTGATCGTCCTGCATTAATTATCATCTGACATTGTTCAGGTGTAAAAATAGGTTGTGTAGTTTCTACTAAATAAGATTTCCAACGTGGCTCTGTTGGTATCATGCTGCACCTCTATTTTTTATTGGATCAAAATGCACATCACAGTTTGCAGCAAGAGTTCGTCTCACTTCAGTAGTTCCATTAAATGGATATACGCAGTGCCTCATATCGTATGGAAAAATATAAAAGTCTCTAAGATCCATGGGCGGCTGATAATCTATTTTTGCAAACTGACCGTTAGCTGCACCTAGTATTTGTAATCTTCCATTCTGTTGTACGTGACCTGCAGAATATTCTTTACCGTATGTTGATGGTAATTTTAAAATCATAACGCTAGATAAACCTGTAAACAACATACCTCTGTGAATATGTGCAGGATTATATTCGTGTTGTTTCATCTCGTTAACCCAGATAGAATTAAGATGTAAATCATAATCTTTTATTTTATTAAATGCTAAGTAATGTTCAAACATTTCCATAAAATAACCTGTAACTGTTCTAGGTAATTTATTATGATTTTTCATTTTTGATTGATCAGCACCATCATAAAATAGCGAGTGTTCATCCTCTATTTTACCAACTAATTGTTCGTTTGCTTTATCTAATCTATTTTTATTTACATCATAAATATGATTGATAGTCATAAAAACATCTAGCGGTACTTGATATTTTAAAATTGATTGACCTAAAAATACAAAATCAAACTTTTGGTTTTTCATTATGTGTGAGTTTTTCTGCTTCTTTATAACTACTTTCTAATTCACCAGATTTTTTAATTCTTTGTAGTGATTGCAATTGACCCATTACATTAAATATTTCAGCCTCTGATGAGTTTGCATTTAATGCTTTTGCTTTTTCATGATACTGTAAGCCATAAGATTCTAACTGATGCTGATTAACATCTTTGTCATTAAACGAACCATCATTAAATTCTTTCTTTAATTTAGACCACATTTTAATTTCTCGCATTCTATGTCTTGCAACTTTTTCCATAGATGCTTTACCAAAT